TTGATCGCCTGCACCCGGAGACACCTACGCTGAACTCTTTTCGGACATGGGTTCGACTCCCATCGCCTCCACCAACCGCAACGCGGTAGAACCCTCGGAATTTGACGTTGTATCGTCATCTTCCGGGGGCTTTTTGTTTGCAGAAATGGGTAAAATCACCCGCTCAAAGTCCCCGGTTTTCTGGTCGGTTATATTGAACTTGACCTCTGCCCGATCCTCGTACAGCAGGATGGACGAAACGAACGTGTCCAGGATGCGGCGGCGGTACTCTTCGTCCACCTCGTCCTCTTCCCGGCGGAACTGCTCGAACATGAACGTGAGCGCTTCCCGGCTGAACTGGGGCGGCGTGGGGGCGTTGTTGATCTCGCCCAGGGCAAAGGTGAGCTGGGCTTCCTGCTCTTCCAGCGTGCGCAGGCGGGCCGCAAGGCGGGCGCTGCCGCCCTCTTCGATGGCCTCAAGGATATTGTTCTGCTTGCGGCGGCACTCGGCCAGCTCTGCTTCCAGAGCGTCCCTCTCCGGGTTGCCTTTCGGCTCCTGCTCCTTGGCCTGCAATTCCATCATGCAGTCCACGATCTGCGAAATCTTTTCCGGGGTAAGGACGTACTTTGCAACGCCGTCCACGATGACCTGTTCCAGATAGTTCTTTTCAATGGAGGTCTTGGGACACTTCTTCTCGACGTGCTGGGTGCAGGTGTAGTAGTAGTGCTTGCTCCCGGTGTGACCCGTGGCGCTGGCTCCTTTCATGGCATGACCGCACAGGCCGCAGTCCAGTTTACCAACAAGCACATAGTCAGCCCTGGGCGCACCCTTGCCGCCGCCGTGGGCGCGGTTAAAGGCAAGCTGGGTCTGGCAGCGGTTGAACAGCTCCCGGTCGATCATGGCAGGCACTCCCCCCTCAATGCGGATGTCGGCGTACTTGTACACACCAAGATACATCTCGTTGGTGATGATCCGGCAGATAGAGTTCTTGTTGAACGGATTGCCCCGGCTGGTGCGGTAGCCGCGGGCTGTCAATTCCCGCACAATGTCGGCGGCGGTAGCCCCGGCGGCGTACTGTTCAAAGATGTACCGCACGGCGGGGGCCTGCTTCTCGTTGATGCAGTAGTGCTTGTCCGGCCCGATGTCGTAGCCAAAGCTGCGGTTGCCGCCCAGGGCAATGCACTTGAGCGCGCTTTCCCGCTGGCCGCGGCGGAGTTTCTGCGCCAGTTCGGCGGAGTAATACTCGGCCAGAGATTCCATCAAGCCCTCAATGATAATGCCCTCTGGGCCGTCTACCACCGTCTCGGCAGCATACAGAATCTTGACCCCGTTCTTCCGCAGGCGGGTCTTGTAGATGATGGAGTCGTAGCGGCTGCGGGCGAGGCGGTCTGTTTTCCAGCAGATCACAGCGTCGAAGAGGTGGCTGTCGCTGTCGGAAATCATCTGCTGGAACGCCGGGCGACTGTCGCTCTTGCCGGAAATGTGGCGGTCGATATACTCATGGACGATCTTGTAGCCGTGGGCTTTGGCGTAGGCTTCACAGTCCCGGCGCTGACCCTCAATGCTCTGCTCGGTCTGCTGGCCGCCGTTGGAGTAGCGATAGTACGCTACCAGCCGCAGTCCGCCCACCTCTTGCAGTTTCTTTTTGCGAGGCATAAATACCACCTTTCAAGTAGTTTTAAGTTTGTTGCAATCCGTTGCAAGTTCTGGGGAAAATAAATCTTTCCACACTTTCAACAGTCAAAAAGTTAAATTCATTTCCGAAATATCATATCTGGGAGCCATTTATATAAGTAGAGTTGCACGTTTAGGTTCAACTCGTTCCAAAACGCCCTGTCTTTTCTGCGGAGAAGATGGGGCGTTTTTTATTTGCCATACACGAAAAAGCCTACCGGGCCTTGTCCCCCGGTGGGCTTTTTCTTTTTGTGTGCTGAATTTTACGGGTGCTTCCTGCGCCATTCAGCGGCGGCACGGTCAAGCACTAACCTATGGAAGAAGATTCTTTTCCCCCACTGGCGGCCTCGTCGGCACGCTCGGCGTTGTACCGGGCTACCTCGTCCTGCACGTTGACAACGGCAGCGGCCACATCGCCGGACACATCCACCCGGCGGGGCGGCTGTGCGGCAGGCCCACCAAAGACCTTGCGCATCTGTGTAAGGAACAGCGTGCGTTCCTGCGGGGACAGATCGAGAAAGTTCTCAATCACCGAAACCTGCTCTTTGTCCAGGCTGTACTCGGCGGCCAGCCGATCCAGTACAGTTTCCCGTGTCTGCTCGAACATCTCTCCCTCGCCAGTGCGGAGCCAGTGTTCATTGACCCCGAACTCGCGGCAGATGGAGCGGATGGTCTGATCCGTTGTTCCGTTGACCCCATTTTCGATACGGCTGACAGCAGACTTGCCCATACCGATTACAGCGCCGAAATCCTCCATCGAAAGATTTTTCTCTTTACGGAGGACTTTAATTCTTTCGCCGATGGTCATTTATTTTATTCACCACCTTTCTGCAATCCCATTATAGCAAATAAAGTTCCGAAAATCAACAAAAGAATCCCAGAAAGCCATTGACAATGTTCCGAAAATTGACTATAATGACACTGTAAAGTTCCGACAAGCAACACTAGAGCAACAAAAAAGGAGGTGGAGGGGATGCAGAAAGTGAACGACCCGCTTTATGAGAAGTGCGGCGTAACACACGATGAAGTGGCAAGGCACTTCGGGCTGGAACCGTCGCAGGTGTACGGCAATCCTGACGTTTATCATGGGACGTGGCCCAGAGAGGAAGCCATAAGAGGAATTGGATTTCTTTCGGAGCTGGAATTTATGGTTGACCCCAAAAAGAAAATACGGATCGAGTTTCACTATGACCCGGACTACCCGGCGGCACTCGTCACGGTGTCCGGGATGAAAGAACCGAGAGAATGAAAAACGCCCCGCTTCTTGCACAAGCGGGGCGCGGACAATCAGGTTCCGGGGTTTTCTTCGTAGGTCAGGCCATAAGGCAACGCGGGCAGGTCTTTTGCTGAATAGTTGCCAAGCGGCGTAACATGGATAAATCCAAGGCGGGGGTTTGGAGTGGCGATTGCGTAGGAAGAATCCACGAGATTTTCAACCTCCGTGATCTGGGAACTGGTAAGGCCCTTGTCTTTCGTGACGATTTTATATGTAGGCATTTGAAATCACCCCCTTTCCGCCTGCCATGATTATAGCACGGCGGGCAGGGGCGGACAACATTAAAGGGAGGTGAAGAGGATGCAGAAAGGAATCGGAAAAAGAATCCGGGACGCGCGAAAGGCCGCAGGGCTGACGCAGGAAGAACTTGCGGAACGGATGGGAACATCATCGGTGGCGGTGGCTCAGTGGGAAACCGGGCGCAGGAACCCGAAGATGGGAACGGTTTCAAAGCTGGCCGCCGCACTGGGCGTGGATGTCGCAGAACTTGTGCCGGAGCTGAAAACCTTATTAAAGGAAAAGCCGGAGCCGCCAAAGATGGAACCAATCTTTGAGGATAACGGTTTTCTGACAGCCAGAATGACCGCCATTCAGAAACGGGCCTACGAAATCTACAACTTGTACGGAACTATCCGACGGGTGCTTTTCGAGGGCCGCAAGGAAGAGCGGGCAAACGCGCTGTCGCAGTTGATCCAGCAGCAAGGCGGGAACATCGGCGGAAAAGCTGATCCGAACTCGCCGGAAGAACTGGAAACCATGAAACAGCAGCTTGCCGAAATTGACAAGTTGGAAGAGGTTGTGCTTTTCAAGGATGACACCGGGAAGATTCGATGGGTCAGACTGAACGGCGAAAAGTGGCTGTAAAAAAGTCCCTGCTTCTGGTACAAGCAGAGACGGACAACAAGGAGCGTGAGAGTATGAGCGAGAAAGAAAAGATGGAGAGTGAAGAGATTGCCAAGGTGCTGGCGGAGAACCCGACGGCCAAAATCTATCTGGCGGGGCTGGCCCAGGGCATGAAGCTGGCAAAGTCTATGGAGCCGGAGGCAGAGCAGCCCACCCCGGCGGACAAGGAGGCAGCCAATGAATGAGTTTACGACATTGGCAGTGGTCGTCGTGGCGGCTTGCACGGTAACGTACACCATCGTAACGATGATCCGCAATCACCGTCGGTACGTCCGGCAGAAAGAAGCCCTTGACCGCTGGTTCTCTGCATACAAAAAAAGCCCAGGAAGAGAGGCGTGGCAAATGGCAGTAACGGGAGTGCTGAAAAAGTGCGCCGACTGCGGAACGGTATTTGTAGCCGAAAACCCGGCAAGCAAATACTGCCCCTGCTGCTCTGCCCGCAGGAACATCCCCGGCCCCGCCCGTGGGAATGGCTACCGCAAGCCGCCCCCGGATGCCCTGACACTGGACGTTCGGGCGGCGGATGCCGCGGGGCTTTCCTACGGCGTGTGGCGCGCACGGGAGGACGACAGAAAAAGAAAGGCGAAAGAAACAATTCGCCGCAAGATAGAAGAAAGGAAAAAGAAGCATGGCGAAAGTGAAGATCAACTGGCCGCCCATGAGCATGAAAGCAGAGAGTGAGGATGCCGCAGTTCTGGCCCAGGCAGAGCAGTTCTTGAAGTATGTGAAGGAGGAGCACAAGATCAGCTTTGATGTGCTGCCGACCCTCTTCCGGGACGGCTGCCGCGACCCGGAAGAGGGCGTTGGAGAGCCGGAATGTGTGGGATGCAATGACGACTGCGAGAGTTGCGAAACCTACGAGAAAGCAAATTCGGTAAAGCCTTTGACCGAGCCGGAAGAGGTAGCCCCCGGCGCACAGTGGGATGTTGTTGCAATCTACGACAACGCAGGCATTCCCAGCATCATGCACCGCTTCCGCCGCATGAACGACAAAGACCTGTTCCACGGCGGAAAGGACAAGCCGCACCCGGCGTTCATCATTGGCGGCGAGGTATACGACGAGATTTACATTTCGGTCTACGAGAACACCATGATTAACGGCAAACCGTACAGCCTGCCCTACATGGAGCCTGTCACCGACATTACCGCGGACAAGTTTGCGGATGCCTGCTTCGCCAAGGGCGAGGGATGGCACTGCATGACGGCGGCGGAGTGGGGCTTGCTGGCCTGTCTTAGCTGGAAGAACGGCACATTGCCACACGGTAACACCAACTGCGGCAAGTACCACGCCGACCCGACAGAGTGCGGTGTAAACATCAAGGACAGCAACAAGACACTGACTGGTTCCGGCCCTGCTACCTGGACGCACGACCACACGCCGACGGGCGTACACGACCTGTGCGGCAACGTCTTAGAGATTGTCCGGGGTCTGCGGATCAAGGAC